CTGCAGATCCCGCAGTGCAGTCTGCTGCACGCCCGGAACTTCCTCGGAAGGACCGGCGATCTTGCTGCCGGTCTGAATCATGCTCAACACCTTCTGGTGCGGCTCGGATCCAAACGGCAGCTGGGGCAAGCTTTCCTGCAGAATCTTGATGGCCTCGCGAATCTTGGCGAGCGCATTTCCGGTCTGCCCGGGTGAGCCACTCGGAACGCCAAGAGGGCCAGCCCCCATCGGAGGCTGACCCGAAACTGCCGGTGACGGCATTCCTGGCATGGCGGGCATGGTCTACACCTATGTCCGCGTCGGGGGATCGATTGGCGCCTCAGCGCCGACGATGCCGACGGCCTCGACGACGAGCCATCTGGTTTCTCCTGGTTGGTCCGGGACGATTCACAACCGGACTACACTTAAGCAGCTTTTGGCTTACGTCCGCCCTTCAGAAGTTCTGGGTGCTGTTGCATTAACTTCGCCTGGGCCTCGGCGCGAGCCTTAGCAGCCGCCACCAACGTATCTTCGTGGGGTGGGTGTGTCAAACGTATGTACTCGGCGTGGTCGATCGCGCCCAGACGCATCAACTTGTCAGCCTTGCGCTCGGCGTCCTCGGCAAACGCCGGAGAGGAGGTGTGACTATCCACCGTGACACGGTAGTCCTCGGCCAGCTGCGCCAAAAGAAACTGACTCTTGCGCTCGGTGTCGTACACCCGAGCATCCTTGGATTGGAGAAGCTTGAAGGAAAAATCGCCGGCCTCGACGCATTGACGCTCGACCAGAAGCGCGCGATCACGCATCCGCGGTGAGGAATTCTTGGCCAAGGTTTGGGCGTGCACACCCGCGCGCACACCTTGCTCACCTTGTCCCATCATGATCGGTGTGAAGCCCGCAACATCGTCGAAATATGCGATGGTGTTCTTGATCTGCTCGAACAACTCCGGAGGCATGTCCGGCGCCAAGGTCTCTATCTTGGCGTTCGGCGTCTCCTCGGAAATGAAGCCGCCCGGGCGCTTCAGCGTGCGATATTTTTCCTGCGTCAACCCCGAGAAACCAATCGCGGCGCGCGGCGGATCTGCCTTGAGACGCGAGATTCGACGCACATCGGCCATCTGATCGTTGAGTAGATCTTGAAGTTTGTAGATGCCGGCAAGTTCCGAAAGTCCCCAGAAATAGCCGTCAACTTCGTTGGGACACACCTTGGTGAACGGATGCTCTCCTGGAACTCCGGATAGATTGCGGAAGCGCTCTCGGCCCTCTACCAGAATGTCTGGGCGAACCAAACGAAACGTCGTGTAATCTTGCAGTGCTCGATTCTGCACCCAAAGTTCATCGATGCGCACCAGGTCGCGTATCACTCGCTGGTCGAGTATCGGCGTGGGAACACTCGACACCCCGACCATGCCTTTGGCGCCGGAGGCGGAGCTAGACACAATCGGCGAGCCGGCGCTTGCCAGGTTTCCGATAATGACCTGGTGAATATAGTCCTCGTCGTAATCGTCCTCCTTGCGGTCGCTCGCAAACGAAGCATCCACTTCCTTCATGATGCTCGTGGCTTCCGGGTGGTCGGATATGGTGCGCCAGAATTGACCACGAGTGAGGTAGCTGGTCTGGACGAATGCCTCCTGGCGATCGAGATCGGCAATATCCTCGCGCAACACGCCGAAGAATTCCGGCTGAATCAGCCACGGCTCTAGGCCGTCGAAACCCCAGTTCTGCCGCAGAATGGCGCAGCCTTTGACGAGCGCCGAGTTCACGCCGGCAAAAAATTCAAGGTCCACACCGCATCGGTGAAACTCGCGGTTGAGGTATCGCGCGGAGGCTCGCCCCATGGCATGGACGTCTTCTTCCTCGGTGAGGTCGAATTCAATGTCGAACCGAACATCCACGGGAGAGAATAAAAAACTCGCCAGTCTATCCACATGCGAGAAGCACCGATTGTATGGTGCTCCGAGTCCATAATTATCGAGGCAGCCATTGTAATAGTATCCTTGCCAGGTCTTGATGGTGGATCGGCGTTGCTCGCGGCTCACCGTGCATTCATTGATGAGCTCCCCGACGAATTCGGCAATGTTCTTGGTGGGTACGTCGATGCTCATCTTGGCGTCCAACGCGCGATCGGTCTGACCTCGGTCGGTAGAAGACCCTTTTTTCCGGATGCGTGCAACATCGCCATCGGATTCATGTCCGCGTGCGGTCCGACCTTGGTTCCCGCGATCAAGGTCTGAGCGCTGGCCGCTACCGGGCCGGTGGTCGCGCCACCGCTCCCCCAGAAGCTCGGATTGCTCGGTGCCGGCGGCGCAATCTTCTGTAGGGCCTGCTGAACCTCGATGCCAAGCTGGGTATCCTCCTCCCGGCTCGCCGTGGTCTCGACTTGGTTGACGATGCCGACATCACCCTCGCGGTTGTTGTCCTTGAAATTCGTCAGTCCGAAGTCTTTCTCCAGAACGTCCTGGGCAATGTCGACCGCCTTGCTGGCATTCGAGCCGCCGATATTGACCCGGACCGGACGCCACTCTAGCACCTTCAGGCAGTTCGGGCAGTCCGGATCGCCGTCGTCCGGCGAACACTCGACATCCCATTCGTGCTGGCAGTCAACGCAAGCATACGTGCGAATGATCATCACCAATGATCTCCTCTCCAAGCCGCTGCATCGAGCGCGGCCTCGCGCGCGGCCTCCTTCACCTTGAAGAATTCGCTCACACAGTGACCGATGAAGCTCGCGCCCGGAGCCTCGGCGGCACGCAGTTCATCCTCCAGAACCTTCGCATAGGTGTGGCCGTTGGCGATCATCGGCGAGCGCACCCATTCGATCCAGGCCTTGACCCCCAGAGCCGCCGCAAACGTGCGATCGTCTTTCGATCTGCCCTGGGCTCCGATATCGGAGCCATCCTGAACGATGCGTTCCATCTCGGTCAGCATCGGCACCGAGCGAATGCTGATCTGCCGAAGTGCATAGGTGTCGCGCAGCTGATTGTAGATTGTGATCTTGTTGTCCGCGGTGGTCTGCCATCCATACAAATAGCCCGGACCAGGAGAGTCTGGGCGATGGTACAGATACCAGCGAACGGCCATGAACACTTCTCGGGCGCCAACTTCCTCGGCTGCCTGCTTCAGGTATCCGTTGTCTAGCAGGTTCTTGAGATTTTTCATCTCCTGCATGATGGCCCGACCTGGGCCATTGACTTCCAGATTGAGCCAAACATTGCGATAGCAACCGGCGAGATGCGCCATCACCCAGGTAATCTGGTAGCTCTCTGGTGCATCGGTCGCGTACTCGGCAACTTGATTTACTTTATCGGCATAGCAGCGCATGACCTGGATCGCATGGCGGTCTTTATTGTCGCTGCGGCCAAACGCGGGGTCAATGCCCATGGTGTACACGCCATTGGGATGCGGTTCCTCCCACACCCTCAAATCGGCGTCCTTGGCGTCAAACACTTGCTCGATGCGAGTCGCCAAAAAGTTGTCCCCCATGTGGTAGCGATATGCCTTGAACGGTGTCTCTGATTGTTTGATAAACTCTTTGTCCTCCAAAATTCTTCGCAGCGGAAAGAACGACTTTCCGGTCATCACGAAGGCCTGATCCGCGGTCCACGGATAGTTCTGATTCATCAGATCTTCGTTGGTGATTTTTACGGTGCGCATCCAGCGGTGCCAGGCAATCTGCTCCGTTGTGATCTCCACACCGTAGAGTTCCTTAACCTGTTCGATCAGCTCCAGCTCGCCCTCGTCGTAATCGCCAGTCCACCACTTGCGATATTCCGGAGATCCGCGGCGAAACGCATAATCCTCCTTTGACCACCATCCGATGAAGAACTGCTTCTGTGTTAGATCGTCGGCCGAGGCCTCATCCCACATGTCCTTGAACAGATTGAAGCCCTTGGCCGTGCTCTCGAACACGTACAGTCGATCTGGGTGCTTCTGGGCGAGCGAGGCGACAAGAGACGCAACGCCCTCGGCGGAGCCCCAGGACGAGCATTCGGTGGCGTGGACAAAGTTCAGCCCGCGGGATTGACCGAGCGAGGAGTTGGTCGACTTGCGTCCGGCGACGATGTAGTCGAGCACCGAGCCATTCTTGAGCACCAGGTTTGAGCGATTGTTCTTGACGATGCCGACCTTCAGACCTGACGGCAGGGACTCAATCATCTGGGCGATCAGAATGCGGAACTTTTCTTTGTTGTCGCTATCGTCGGTGATCAGGGCCCCTTGAATTTTGTCGTGCAGCGTCAGCCACGCGACATCGATCGCGAGCATGATGGTCGAGATACCGAGCTGCCGGGCCTTCAGGCAGACGAAGTGATGCACCCCGCGATCGAGGCCTTCGCAGATTTCCTCCAGGAAGCGCCATTGAGCGCCGTACAACATCTCGGCGAGCGGAACGCGCGACCCACCGTCGACCTCCTTGGAGGAGATCTCGATGTTGCTGATGAAGTCCAGAAATACACCCAGCCACTTCTGCTGGGTCTTGATAAGCTGCTTAGGAGTCGCGGATCTCGATGCCACCGAATCGCTCCAGGGCCGCGGCAAGCTTCTCGTAGGGCACGGAACCCTCGCCGGCTGCATTGGCCATGGCGCGCATCATGTCAAGGTGATCATCCTTGGTCAAACGAATGGGAAAAATGCCGAATGTCTTAAAGAGCGCCGAGCGTACATCCATGTAGCTGGTGCCGTTGAACGGCAAGCTATGGCCGTCCGCGATCGGAGCATAGGTCAAGGTGTCGACCTGCCGGGGGGACTTTGGCATCAGACTGCCTCCTCCGCGTTCTCGTCCCTGGTTACAATCGAGGACAAAAACATCCCGATCTGG